TCGGCGGACAACTCTTTGTATGGACTCATAACGTGGCCGCGTATCGCGTTCACGGCGCGTTGGCTGTTGGCGTCTCGCCAGCCTCCAACTTGACCACCAATTTGCCGCAGAGTGTAGTTACTTCGTTTGACAAAGTTTTCATTGAAAATTTGAAAGCAGAGACGCCGTGGGCACGATGCACGTCACGGCGAACACTGGATGAGAACAGCGGAAATAAATTGGTGCTGTATATGTACCAAAACCTTGCCGCTCCCGCCTCACCGCCAACACAGGCACCGGAAGGAACGATCCAAACCGGATTGACGGTTTCGGTCGTACAGAACACCAGCACCATCGGCAACTACGCCGATTACGCGAATATCTCGACCTACGCCATCCAAACCGCGATTGACCCGGCACTTGAAGCCCTTGGAGTGCAGATGGCCTATCGTTTGGCGCAAGTCGTCAACATCATCATTCAGGCCACCGCCGATGGAGCCAGCGTAGTCGATGCGCTGGTAGCCCACACCGCGTTGGGCACCAACCTAGTCGCACAGGACATCACTTCGATGGTGCAGTCGCTTGCCGCCGTCAATGCCATGCCCTTCGACAACGGACGTTTCACCGGAGTCATTCACCCCTTCATCGTGGGCGACATCCTCATCAGCACCCAACCCAACGGCATCACCGACGTTCTGAAAAGAACGGCGGAGGGACAAGAGAAGTTGCGCGAACTCCCATCACCGGATGGCGACAATGTTGCTGTCATCGACTGGAGCGGAGCCAGCTTCCATCAATCCACTCTTGTCAAACAGGTGGGATCAGCCCCGGTCAAATTCCGCACCTATGTCATCGGCAAGGATGGCGTAATCGGAATTTCCTTCGGAGCCAAAGAGAACACACAAATTGGTGACGGCGACTACAGAAACTTGCAAGTTTGGGTCAGGCGATTGACAGAGCCTTCGGGCTACGATCCGTCGCGCATGATTGGAGGCTTCGCGTCGTACAACACGATGTATACCGCGACCCTGCCCCCCGATCCTGTGCAGCGTATCCGCTACTGTGACGCCGCCAGCGCCATTACCTAAGTTGGAGGGATGGGGAACCCCCCCAAAGAAAGGGGAGATAAGAAAGGATAGTCGTCGCCAACGTCCAATCCAATCCTCTCCCCTTTTTTCAACCCGGAATCAGGAGGATGTATGCCACCACTCGACAGAGCCAAGATCACCGCAGACCTAGAGCAGCTTCAACTGGAGGAGACGCAGGAACGGGTCAACGAGATGCGCCGAATCAAAGCGGCCCGCGTCCAACGTGCCGCCAGCCGCGAACGCGACATACAACGCGACCGCGCACTCACCAAGGCGCGGCAGGATGCGTGTTGGCACAAGAAGGGCGGCAAGGGCGTGGAGATGCTGTTGCGCGGCAACGACCATAACTTCGCCGTCATCAAGCACCAGCTTTGCCATGGTCCCATCATCATCGTCTGTCAGCGATGCGGAAAGGTGGTCGAGCCGCCCGACCCGGCACTCAACGCGAGGACCGCCACCACCGCGCAGAAGGCCGAATACAAGCGCCTCTATGACGAGTACCTTGTGTGGCTCAACCTGCCCACCGACAACATAATGAGCGGCACCCAGCTTTTCGTCATCGGGGCACCGCCGCCGCCGCCAACGATGGAAGCACCCGCAGCCTAACCCATGCCGAAGACCAAGCCCAAGCCGCCGAAGAAGAAGAAGAAGACACCACCACCCCGGCGACCGATCCGCGTAGTACCGCCGCCGAAACCGAAGAAGCGGATGCGCGAAGCCGTTCATCCAGAACCTATCCAGAAAGCGAGAGACACCATGACAGCAGAACCAACCAAAAAATCAGCGGATGTGAAGAGCGCCGACGAACCCATGAGCATGAAGGACCGCCGCGCTCAACTTCTCCAACAGGCCGAGGACAACGAAGCCGCCAACGATGAAGCCTATGAGAAACAGGTAGCGGCAAACAAGGACTTCGCCGCCAACATGGAAAAGGCGAAAGACCCCGCCGCACAGGAACAAGCCGACGCCGCCGCAGGGAAAGCAGCGAAACCCAAATATGTCGCCAGTCCCACCACACCGGACTTCAAACAGGGCCAAGCCGCAGGGTAATAACTACAGGAGTGCGCGATGGGGAACAGCAATGTCAAGCTGATGGATATTGTGGATGAGGTTGCCGTGATAGGCGACCTCACCCCGGTTCTAAAATCCACCGGAGGCTATGCCGCGCAACCCGCGCTTTCCATCAGTAATACCGTGATGGGAGAGATGCTAAGTGTGCGGTTTCCGTGGAAGTGGAACCGGGCCAAGGTTCCCGCCTTCGTGCTTACCCCGCTGCAACAGGACTACGCCAGCCTCACCGTCAACAATATCGGATGGCTGGAGAATGGCGCACGTATCGACATCAACAACACGCAGGTTCCCCCGCCGTCATGGAAGGTTGCCGCCGTCCGCGACATCGACATTGACAACTCCATCGGAGGCTTCCCCGGCGAAGTATGTTGGTATCCGAACAATCAACTGGAGTACGGAAAATGGCCGGGGCCGGGAATCGTCTACAGCAATCCCGTAGGACCGTCCATCGCCAACACCAACAAGGCAACCAACATTCTCGACAGCGCCGGAAACATTCTCGTGCTAACCCAGTACGGCACCACCGGGACTACCGCGCCCGTAGCCGCCAGTGGAGCCGCGCCGGGTGTAGTTATTCCCGATGGTAGCTGTCAATGGACGGTAGCCGATCCCAACGCGCAAGGCTTCCGGTTTCTTCCCCGGCCACCGTATGGCGGCAACGTTTGGCTCGTGCGAATCTTCGCGCAGATGAAACAGCCGCCGCGCTTCATTAATCTTGGCCAATTTATTGAGCCGATCCCGGATGAATACGCCAAATGGTTCATTGACGGTTTCATTGCCTACACCCACCGCTACTCCTCCAATCCCGCCGTACTTGCCCGGTTTCCGCAGATGAAGATGGCGTGGCTGGATTCCGTTGCCGCCGCCGCCCGGCAGGGCGACCGCGAGGACGAAGCCAAAGGCTTCTTCCCCGACCAAGGCATAGCGTCTCCGAGCTTCGTGCAGGAACAGGGGCCATATCCGTACCGCTGGGGATGGAGGTAAGGCCATGAGCGTAACGCGAAACATTCAATCGAGCATCCTGTTTGCGCTGCCCTTCATTGGCTATCAGCCCGCCAACATCTCGAATGGCGAACCCGCGCTTACCGCCGCGAATCTCGTCAAGCAAACCATTCTCGGAGCGCCGTTCAAGTGGCCGTGGAACCGCGTGAACTTTGAAATCACCATCCCCACAACGGACGCCTTTGGCGATGTCGATGTGGTGCAGGATTATGCCGTAGCCGCCACCCGCTTTGCGTTCCTCGAAAAAGCATGGTTGACCGACACTATAACCGGAGAAGTGAAAGAGCTTCCCATCGTCTCCAGCCTCGCCGCTGAAAGTGCCGTGATGCGACCGCAGAGCATCGCCGTGCAAGCGCAGGACGATGACGGGGTAACCCTCAGAATCAATTCCCTGCCCGACCGCGCTTACCTGCTTAACGGCTTCTACCAGCAAATTCCCTTGCTGGTGACTTCGATGGCCTCCAGTTGGGGGCCGATCCCCGATCACCTTGGCTACATCTACGACTGGGGATTTTTGGCGATGCTTTCCATGATTACCAAGGACGTGAGACAGGCAGTGTTTCAACAAAAGTTCGTCTCCCACCTGTTGGGAGCGCAGGACGGATTGACCGCCACCCAGCGCAACATCTTCATCGGAGAGTGGCTTGCCCTGATGGGTGAAGCGGGACGCAACCAGTTGACCACGCAGCAAGGCGTACAAGCCCGGAGCGCGACCTAGATGGCCGGGCCGCTACAGATCGAAGGAGCGCAGAGCGCACCGAGCGACTACGCCCCCTTGCACGTCAACCGCATGGTGACGGGTTTCTGGACCAACACCAATCCGCTCCGCGATGCCGCGACCGAAATGTTTACAGAGAAGTTTTACGGCGGAAGACAAGACCGCATCGCAGCGGGAAAAAACGCGGAAATCAGTTCAAGGCTCACCCTCCGCCGCCGCCCCGGATTGTCGGTTTACAACACGCAAACCTTTCCCGCCATCGTCCGCTTCTACGGTTGGAATACCTTCACGACGACCAGTGAACACGTCCGCGTGATGGCCGATACCGTCCCAGCGGTTTACGACGCTACCGGGCCGAATACAAGAATCTTGATATGGAGCAAACCCTTCGGCTCCGGGCCGAGCTTTTTTCTAGGCGTGGGAAACATCCTGTACTTCACTAACGCGCTCGACAATAAACAACTCGACAACGCCACCGGAATTGTGAGCGATTGGGGCGTCAAGGCACCCGTCAACGCTCCCACTGTGACCCAAACCGCGAGACCAAACCCTTACCCCACATGGCAACCCGACACCTGTTACAGCACCAACGATGTTTTCGGCCTCGCCATCGAGGATAGCAACTTCAACATTGAACGAGTCACTACCTTTGGCGTCACCGGAGCGATGGAGCCGTCTCCGTGGAACCCAACTATTTTCTTATCCACGCCCGACAACACGGTGATGTGGCAAAACATGGGGCCGTCAGGCTGGACGGCGGGGCATAACTACGTCTATGGCGACCCGATTGTAGGACGAGTCCTAGACCCGATTAGCGGCCTCCTCATCGGACAACTTTTCTGGTGCATCCACGCGGGAACCAGCGGCAGCACCGAACCCGCTTGGTTGCAAGGCGCGGGTGCGCTCATCAACGATAACGGCGTCATCTGGAAAAACGCCGGGAACCTGCTGTATTGGGCCAGCGACATCGGCGCATCCTGCCCCATCGTTGGAACCGCCACGATCCTCGATCCCAACGGGTATTTGCAGACCATCGCGCAAGCCGGAAAAAGCGGCAGCTTTCCCCCGGACTGGCAGACCGAGCCGGGAGCCTACACCACAGACGGCGGAATCACATGGGTCAACTCCGGCAACTTCGCCAGCGGCACTACCGCCCCTTGGCTCTATGGCTACGCCTACAAAAACGCCACCGGAGACATCGGCAATATGTCTCCGCCAAGCGCACCGATCAGCGTAGCCAAGGGCGGAGAAGTCATCATGCAGGGCGACTACTCGACCGCCCCGCAGAATCAAACCGTCGTTCTCTATCGCACCACGCAGGGAGGCTCCACGTACTTTTTGCTGGACGAGATTCCCAACGTCACCAGCGGAGGACTTTGGACGTACACCGACACTCACGCCGATGCAGACCTCACCGTGGAGATTCAGGCCCAAGTAGCCGGGGAGGGAACTCCCTTGCCCCAAGGGGCATCCTGCATGGAGTACCACGTAGGCCGAATCTTCGCGGCGGTTGGCAACGTCGTGTACGTCTCGACAGGGCCGGATGCGATAGTCAGCGGATCGAGCGGCAACGCCGGATTCAATACCACCTTCACCGCACAAAGCAAAATCACCCGTTTTTGGGTTAATTCTCTTGGCGTCGTCGTGTTTACGGTACGCGACGTTTACATCATCCTTGGCAGTGGCACGGCTTCCGACCCGCTCTACATGGTGAAGTACATCGAAAACCTGCCGCTGTTGAACTATGACGCCTTCGCCATCTACCTCACAACCCCCTACATGCTGACCGGACACAAGATGGTTAACGCGCTCGATCCCAGCGCCGGAATCATCGAAGCCAGCTTTCCCATTGCCGATCAAATCGCTGCGATAGACCCCAAATATGCCTATGTCACCTTCCACAGCGGACCCAGCGGAGAGACCGCGCTTTACGTGGCAGACGGGCAAACCTTGTGGTACAGGATGGCCCCGACCTCCGCCCCGGAAAGTGGCTTGAACTGGAACCCGCCAGCCTTCCCCATTCACGGCACCAGCGCGGTACAGAGTGTGGAAACCACACCCGGAACCATGACCCTATTGATAGGTCCATCGGACGCTTTAGGGTCAGGGACAACCGGGCAAATTCTGATGCGCGATACCACCGTCAGCACCGACGACGGAGCCATGTTCGACGCCTACGCCGACATCGGAAATATCGTGTTGGCCCACACCGGACAACTGGCCGGATTAGCGTGGATTGCACTCGAATCCGAGGCGGTTGGAACGGCAACAAAAGTGTCGGTTATGCTGGATGAAACCAAGGAAATCACCGGGTCACAATCGGCCAAATTCAGCCCCGTTCCGCGCACCCGGCAAGACCCCCCGAACAGCCCTCCGAGCGAGACCATTTACAGCAACCGCCACAGCCTTTTGCAAGACCAAAAACCAGTGTGGTGCAAGAGCCTGAAAATGCGTCTGGAATGGCCCGCCGAAGACGCCGCAAACGAACTGGATACCTACGCTATTTTCGGGCAGGTTTGGGCCGAACAGAGGAGCCAATAAATGGCGACATTGCGACAGGCCGCGAGAGTCAATATGCAGGGCTACCAACCCATGCCAGCACAGCGCACATTGCAGCCTTCGACACCGCCCTCGAATCCCACCCCGACCCGGCACCCGAACATGCTGGCTTCGATGCCTTTGATGGCGACCACGGCGGATGCGTTTCAACGCCAGTTTTACGGTGGTTCCAAAGTGCCAAGCTACCGCGTTTTACCCGTCAAGAAAGGCAGCGGAACATGAGCGACCCAACGGTACTCCACTTCGACAGCTACACCGTCCGCCCGGTTAGCGAGAAGGACCGCGCCTATCTGACCAGCCTGATCGAAGCGGACGAGTACCACCACGGCAAGATGGATGCCGATTACTTCCTCCAACTCAAGCCGGGGGAAGACGCTTGGGCACTCGAAGACGAGAAGGGAATCGTCCTGTTCTACTTCAAAACCCAAACCGCGGTGCGGTTGAGTATCCAGTTCGCCAACACCGATAAGACCCGCAACCGTATCGCCCTCTTCAAAGGACTGGCATGGATCGAGGCCCAGCTATCGGCCAATGGTTTCCGCGAACTTCTGTTCCAGACCACCGCCCCGGAACTGGCAGCGATGGCAAAACGGCGGATGGGGTTCAGGGAGGTTTCAGGACTGGCTAGGGACATCAGACTGCCTCCGGCACCGATTCAGGCCCGTATAGAGGATTGGGATGCAGCCCCACAAATATCTCAGGGAGCGCGAGGGTAGGCCAATGTGCGGAGCTACGCAACAGCAAAAACAGATATCCGACGAAGAGAACCAGTTCTACCAGAACCTTACCCAGCAATACTCTACGGTCTTCGGCCAGTCTCAGGCGATCACCGGAGCGTTGACCAGCGCCTTTATGCCGATCCTCAAAGCGGGGCCGTCTCAGACCGGATTCGCCCCCGGCCAAGAGAACGCCATGCGAACCCAAGCCACGGAGAATGTTGCCCAAAACTATGCCCAAGCGCAGAGAAGTACAGCCGAGATACTTGCAGCCCGAGGCGGAGGCAATACCCTGTTGCCCTCCAGTGTCAGCGCCAACCTCCTCGCCCAGAACACCAACGAAGCCGCCCGGCAACGCGCCGCCGCCCAAAACACGATTACCCAAGCCAACTACGCGCAAGGCTATGCAAACTGGGACAAAGCGGCAGGGGTTCTAGGTTCGACCGCAGGACTTGTCAGCCCCACCGCTTTCGCGGGACAGACCACCGGAGCCGGAGGCGCAGCGATGCAGGGAGCGACCGAGGTAGCCAACGCCGCAAACTCGCCTTGGAACGCCGCCTTTGGT